TATGTGGCAGTAGGATTTACAAATTTATTAGAAGCGGCTGATCTGTGTCCTGTTAGACATCTAAACACTGTACCACCATAATACACAATATCATCTGGATAGTATAATGTGTTGGAAGTCCAATCACTTCTAAAATTGTCTGATCTAGAATATTGATCCCAGTAGTCTGCATTGAATTGTAAACCGTCATCAGCAGTTCCTGAAGTGTGTGCTGTGTTACATTTCCAAATTGATCCACCGTAAATTACTGTTTGGTCAACGTTGTAAAGTGTAGCAGGTGTCCAAACACTTTGCCAATCTTCTCCACGAGCAAAGTACACCCATTTTAATTCATCTCCTAGTACACCATTTGATGCAGATGAATTTGAAATATGTCCTTCAATACATTTGTAAATTAAACCACCAACTTTAACCAGTTCGCCAATTTTATAAAATGTTGAAGGTGTCCATTCGCCAGTCCAACTTTGACCGTCCATCATTTGAGACCATCTTGGAGTTGCGTTGTTTAAGTCGTTGTAAAAGTTTGTGTCTGATGTGTGTACTTCAACACATACAAATACTTTTGCACCGTATCTTAATACATCATCTTTTACATAAAGAGTGTTGGCTGACCAATCACCTCTCCATCTAAATCTAATTCTATCTATTCGAAAATCTGCCATTGATTAATTCCTATATGTATTTATTTCCTTATGTACTATAAGGTTCCACATATCCTGGATATGTGTGAGCCTCGTTAACTTTTAATACTAATTCGCCTTCACTATTCACGTAATAAAACAGGTTTCTACCATCCCATTTGTACTGTTCGTACACTAAATTTGGAAAGTTTTTTCTGTGTTGCTGATCCCTACCTTCAAAAAAGTCTTCTCCTCTACTCCAATTATTGTAGTTTTCATCAATATTGCCTGGTCTATTCAATTGTACTCCATCTTCTAGTCTTAATAAATCTGATTTCACCATGTATAATTCGCCAGCATCTGTTCTACGCAAACCATAGAAATATCTATTGTTCGCCAGTGTCTTTTGTAATTCGTCTATGCCTACGCCAAATACTTGTGCCATTATCTATTAACTCACTATGTTGATTGTGTTACCCATTGCTGAGTGAATTGTACATTGGTAATACAGTGAACTTGGAGCATCCATAGGAACTTCTAAAACCTGTGTTCCTGTTTTGCTTCCACTTACACCTGATGTGTATTCTGCACCACCGTTTGATACTCTAAATTCGAATGGGTGACTAGCACCTGTCGAATTTACAAAAACATAAGTGTGTCCTCTCATCAAGTATAAAACAGGATCATTGGTTGAAGCCGAAAATCCTGGACCTGTAAAAGTGTAATTAGATGAACCTGCGGCTCCAACATTCCATCTCATTGTTGGACCGTTTTGTTTCACCCAGTTTGTTCCGTTGTAGTACAATACATCACCTTGTTCTGGTGTTGATATTGTTACATCAGTTAAATCATTAAGAGTACTTGCTCCACCGCCTGCATCTGCAACAAATTCTAATGCTGTTCCACCTGCGTTTACTTTAACTGTTCTTCCTGCCGAACCTGAAAAAGTTGAAGGAGTATCTGTCAATGTTAATATTGAAGTTGGAACAGTTGGTTTGTTGTTCAAGTTGTTGTAGTTCAAATAATATGTGCTGTCTAATCCATCAAGAGTGTCAGCATCTGTACCACCGCCACCTGTTGTTGCATCATCACCAGGTACCCATGCTGTACCATTCCATTTTAGAACTTGTCCTGAAGTAGGCGAAGTTGTTGTTGTGTCAACATCTGAAAGTTTATCAATTGAAAACGCCGCAACAATTTCTAACGCATCTGCAGTGCCGTTTACTTGTAAGAAACCTCCTGCTAGTCCTGAGAAAGTTGCTGGAGTGTCAGTCAATCCAGTGAATGCAGTTGCACCACCGCCACCACCACCGCCACCTGCGGCAACATCACCTGGTTTCCAAGTTTGTGAACCTGCATCATAAATCAATGCTTGTCCGTTGGTTGCTGTTGCTGTCAGATCAACATCTGAAAACATTCCGATAGATTTATTCGCATCTGCAATTTTTACCCAAGCACCTGCGTGAGCATAGTAGGAAGCATTCTCACCGTGTACGTGAGCAAACATACCATGATACGTTGCCGCACTTGGTAAATCTGCTAGAGTTGAATATAAAAAAGTAATTTTGTTTGCACCAGTGGCAGTAATCAAATTGTTATTGACTATTGTCAATGCTGTTCCGTTTCCAAGAGCTGTGTACAATTCTTGAAAATTGTTGTTCATTTTTCCACCAGCGTCCCTTAACGAGTCTCCTTGACCGTCATTTGGAATAATACCAGTGTTTATAAGTTGTCGTGTCATTCGTTTTTTCCTCCTACTTTATCCTCTATCGAATGTTATTTCATTACTGTCCATTAAGTAATTTGTTCTATCCAAAGTGAATACTGTTTGTTCTACAATCACAGTTTCGTCTGTTTGTGGATATGTAATTGCTCCATCACCTACGTTACTGTTAATTCTTACAACCAATTCTCCTTCGGAATTAATATAATAATTTAAATTTACATCGTCCCATCTAAATTGTTCGTATCTTAAATTTTTAAATGGTTTAGCATGATTTAAATCTCTACCTTCAAAGAAATCATAACCTTGATCAAATTCTTTAAAGTTGTCGTCAATGTTTCCTGGATTGTTTATTGATACAGGATCGTTGGCAGATAATTGGTCAACCTTACCGATGAATAAAGTTCCTTCGTCGGTTCTTCGTAATCCATAAAAGTATCTGTCTTTGATACCATTTTGAAGATATACGGAAGTATCCTGACCAACTGTGTTTGACATCTTATGTTATCTCCACGTAACTCAACACACAATCTAATGAGTCGTTGATGTTTGATTTTACATTTAAACTGTTTTGACTTGCCACAATTAATTTTTCTCCTGAGTTCAACACACGTAAACTAGAGTTTGGTGCAATTAAAACATCTTTTACAATAAATCCTGTAACTGAATCTGGAGTTGCTGTCAATGTTACACTGGCTTCTACAACTGATTCTGTCAAGTTTGCTAAAACCATTCCAATGATTGTTGTGTATGATCCTGGTGCCGCTTCGTACACAGCCGTTGTTACAGTTCCTACACTTTTTGTTACAGAGTTTCTAAAATTTGTTGCCATATTTTTCCTATCCTAATGCCAGTGCATATTCCACTGCTATTTCTGTTGCGTCAATAATACTTACAGCACCTGATGAACCTGCGATTGAACCCCATGAACTACCATCATACAATTCAACACGTTGATCTGCGGTGTTGTAACGTATCATACCTAATATAGGCGTAATCGGTCTGTTTGCTGTTGTTCCAACCGGAAGTACAAACCCACCAGAATCTGACACATCAATATATCCCGTTCCAGTTGTTTTTAATACAAACGGACTAGATATAATATTAGTTATCGCATTTCCTTCAAACTTGAAGTCTTCAATTCTGATACTACCGTTTCCTTGAGCATTCAGGATCAAATCTTGGTCAGTTCCTGTGGTTGTGACTGTATTTCCACTGATTGTAATGTCATCCACCTGTAAAGATGTGACATCAAACCTTGTTGCATTTACATTTGCTACCAAAGTATTGCCAGCATAAAATCTAATTGTGTCATCATCTGCACCAGGTGTGGCTTCAGCAGTGATGTAGGTGTCTTTGTCTAAATCATACACACCAGACAATGCCAACCAATTTGTTCCGTTGTATCCTTCAAACACTGAATCATCAGTGTTGTATCTCATCATACCTGCTGATGCAGAACCTGGTCTCTGAGCAGTTGTACCTGTTGGAATTCTAACAGATCCAGTACCGTCAACTCTGAACACACCTGAAGCAGGATTAATTGTGAAGTCTCCTGAATCGTTTGTTATTGTATCTCCTGACACTGTGAAATTTTCAACTCTTACTCCACCAGTTCCATTTGATCTTAAATCTAAATCAGCATTTGTATTATTACTTTGAATTAAATTTCCTTTAATGTTTACACTGTCTATCTGTGCTTCATTGGCAAATATTGTGTTCCATCTTTTTGTAGATGAACCGACATTGTAAGTATTGTCTAGTGCAGGAATAATATCAGAACCAATACCTGCTGTAATATTAATTGAATCTGTTGTTTCGTCACCTATTGTAACATTTCCACCTATTGTGATATCTCCTGTAATATCTAAATTTCCAGTAATGTTTACATCGTCAACAAAATTAATTTGATTATTAAATGAATCAATGTTCAAATCTCCTGATGTTGTTGTAATATTATTTCCAGATATTTGAACATTTCCTGTTTCAATTTTATCTCCTGATATAACTGTAACGTTAGGTCCTGATGTAAATGTTAATGCTTGATCAACATCTATATTAAGTGACGCTGATGTAAACGCAACTTGTCCTGTTTCTTGATTAACATAAAATTGATCACCAACTCTAAAATCACCTTTATGGTCAACTGATGAATAATAAATTTTTGCATTATTATTTGTAACAACTTCGTTGGCTTGAACCACTGTTGTTGCATCGTTATCGACTTCGTAATCGTTTCCAATGTAAGCAAAGTTGTGTGAAATCAAATACATTTTTACACCAACACCGTCACCCACAGCACCAAATGTTCCGTAGATAGATGCAGATGCAATTGATCTTACTTCTGCTCCAAAGTCTGTGTAATCAACTAGAGTAAAGTTTGTTGCTGTTGCTCCTGCTGATGTTCTAATGTCTTGAATTGGTATGTTAGTATCTAAAAATGAAGTTGATAAATTTGGTCCATTAAATCTGCCTACTAATACTGTGTTTGGATTTCCAATTGCTTCTGTTGTTGGTGGAGTAAAGTTTCCTGAACGTATTGCTGAACCTTTATAAATTATAAAGTCGTCCATGTTTCCAATAAAACCATTATTGGCATCATAGTTGTTACCCATCACAAGTGGTTTCGCCACACCTAAATCATTTGCAACTGTTGCCGTTCCAACATTTTGTCCTGCAACATACATTGTCACAGTGTTACTGCTTCTTACTAACGAGAAGTGTGTCCAAACATTAAGATTGAAACCTTGACTTCCTATGATTACATTTGCTCCGTTAACATAAAGTTT